AGCCTTTTCCCCAGGTTCTTCAAAGGAAAGCCGGAAGAAGAAAAAGGTGCAGAAACGGCTTAACGTTTCAGACCCTTGGCCTTCGGGCTGAGGGTCATAACGTACCTTTATTTTTTTTTTTTTTTTTATGACTACTAAATGACTTTAACTAACACAGGAGAGAATTTATGATCAGAGACAATTAGAGAGGGCTTGATGCGGAAGAATAACGGTCTTGAGGGTTTTCTCATGCTACTTATCGTAGTGACCTTACTTATCAAGGCAGCACTTATCGCAGGCATTTGTTTGGCGGTATTCTTACTTTACAAGACGCTGACAAAGGATTAGAAAATGTTTGAGAGAATTCTGGGCAATTTGAATCATAGAGTGTCCACAGAGATCTCCCCACGAAACCCATTGAAGTACCTCAAAGAAGTAAACTTAGAGGCCCACATCGGGAACATAATCGGAACGGTCTACTTGTATACAAGACCTAAAAAAGGGCTGAACCCCGCACCCTTATTTCTAACCGAAACGATTTGCGCGATTGGCCGCAAACTGCTTTCCCAAGAAAGTAAACAAAAAGATACTGCCCTAGCCGCGAAGACCGGAGCGTTTATTTTATACAGTTTCGAACAGCTAGGCTATATCAAAGTAAAAATAGGCCCGAGTGGCAAAGGGCGACACGCCACGTATCTTGTGGAAGTTGTCGACGACGAGGGCATCCAAAAACTTTGGGCGCAGTTACCTCCGGCCACTATTCAAAAAATACCTTCAGAAACCCCTTATGCTGATTGGGAGAGCTTCCGCCACGAGACAGGAGCTCTGTTGGTCAAAACAAACCACAAGATACGCGAAACACTAACCCCAGAAGACCACCCGCTTGTGTTTGAAACAGTAAACAAGTCCCAGCAGACAGGCTGGCGGATCAACCGGGACGTTTACGAGATCCATTTATGGGCCTTCCGAAACAGAGCAGCTGCGTTCAATAATATCTGGCGCGCCCACAGCTCTGAAGCGCGGTCCACTAAAATGAGAGAAACGCGAGCAATTAGCAACATCGCCGCCAGGTTCTTACACAGCACTTTTTACCACTTGTACACGTTTGATTTTCGAGGTCGCAAGTATGTTTCTACAGCGTACCTTAACGAGCAAGGCTCAGACTTAGCCAAAGGGCTACTACTGCGAGATGACAAGAAGGCTATCGGAAAACAGGGCTTCTTTTGGCTGTGCGTGAGTATCTCTTCCAATTGGGCAGGTGACGCCGGAAGAGAGGACGAGGCAAAAACAGACAAGATACCTTTGAAAGACAGGTACATGTGGGTACTTGACAACGAAGAGATAATTGTCTCCTATGCCGAGAATCCGAAAGTAAATCAGAACTGGATGAATGCAGACAAGCCTTGGCAGTTTTTAGCGGCATGCGTTGAATTCTTAAAGCTGCGGCTACACCAAATGGGGGATTCAGACGACTACTCCTATGAATCCCACTTAGAAGCGTTTGTAGACGGAACCAACAACGGAAGCCAGCATCTTTCAGCTTTAATGCTAGACGAAATAACCGCCCCTCACGTTAATCTTGTGCCTTCAGAACTTCCCGGTGACTTGTATATGTTTGTGGCACACCACATGTGGGCAGAGCTAGACCGCGCAAAAGCCGAGATGTCGGGGAGGGCTATTAAGACTGCCGAAAAATGCATAGACACGATCATTGAAATCAAAAAGCGAGTGCATGCCACGGAGCCCCGGACCGAGACGCGAAAAGAGCTAGTCAAAGAACTCTTAGCGTACCGAGAAAAGTACAGAGCCATATTAGTGAGAGCCGCTCCTGTTTTCTGGTTAAGAATCCACGACTCAAAGCACAAGCGGAAAGTTGTTAAAAGAGGAACTATGACTCTTCCGTATGGAGCAAAGCCCTACGGTCTTGGCGAACAGGTTATCGATGACTCAAGGCGGCACGGCATAGAGTTACTGACTTTTATGGAGCACTCCTGGGGTGCCTATCTGGGGAGAAGCCTCTTCAAAGTTTGCGAAACTTGTCTGGAAAGGCCCATGCGTTTGCTGTCTACTTTTGAGCAAGCGGGCAAAGCTGCCGAAAAAGCCGGTGAGTTTCTTTCTTGGACAGTACCGCTAACGCACTTCCCGGTAGTCCAACATTACGTTGAAGGAGAAGTTAAGAAGACCTGGGTACAATACGGACCACCGTCGGGGGAGAAAAAGAAAACCGGCTATTACGAAAACACTCTCCAGCTCAGTATCTCTTATCTGGAGCTTCCAAAACCATCTAAAGGGAAACAATCACAAGGAGCATCCCCAAACATTATTCACAGTCTTGACGCAGCCCACTTAACTGTTACAAGCTGCCGCGCCAATTTTCCCGTGACAACCGTTCACGACTCTTTTGGCGCGCTGCTGGCTGACATGGACGATTTATACACAATTGTTCGTGAGTCCTTTTTAGAGCTTTACCAAACAGAGCCCCTAGCTGCTATCTTTGAAGACATTGGCGCAGACGACGCTCAGCTAAACAAAGGCACATTAGACTTATCTTTAGTACTTGACTCGGAGTATTGTTTTTCATGATCATAATGAAATCGCTGGCCGACATTGAGGCCCTAGAAAACCCTGAAATAAAAGAAGTGGCAATGAAGCAATATGATCTCTGCTTCAGAAATTTTGTGGATGATCCGGAAGAAGATCTTACGATGGACCACATGGGCCATCTGGTGTACATGGAGTCTTCGGGAGAGTTGACGCAGGATTATCCGGAAGTTGAACTTCTGAAAGAAAGTGGGCATATGCTCAATTTAGCTCAATTTCCATCTGGCACAGAGTTCGTCAGATGGGAATACGCCGAAAGGTCGGGTAACATCTGGCAAGTCCTGGTACTTGTTAATGATGGCTTTGGCAGAATCTTCTTGTTCAGCGATGACCTAGAAATGCCGCCCGAGCTCCGGAGCGAGCTGGACGAATGGGATGCCGCGTAGTTTTTCTCGCGCATCTCGCTTGATACTGCCCGTTAATTTAACCCGGCGACGGGCTTTTTAAATGACTGTTAAATGACTAAGGTAATAACATGATTCTCAGAAACTGTGAAATTTGGTATCCCCAGGTTAATCCGAAAAAACCGAACACCCGCTTCAGCAGAGTGAAACCTTCTTGGGACGTTCAGTTGCGCACCACAGATAAAGTACAAAAGAAAGAGTGGGAAGCGGCAAACATCAAAGTGAAAGCTATTGTGCCTGACGAGGGCGAGACATATTTCTCTGCGAATCTTCGTAAAAAGTGTGTCAAAGCTGACGGTTCCAACGGCGCTCCGCCGACAATTATCGACGGCGAGCTCAACGACGTGGATCCAACGTCAATCGGCAACGGCTCTATCGGCCACGTCCGCGTGTACCAATATGAAGCGCCGAAAGACGAAGGCGGGACTCAAATTGTTTCAGTCTTGATGGGTATTCAACTGGTACACCACATTGTTTACGTCCCAAAAGTTCACGACGATGATTTCGAGGAGCAGGAAGGCGGTACCACAGTTGTAAATCCTGAGCCTGAAGAAGCTCCTCCGGAAAAGAAAGAAGACTTGAAGAAAGAGCCGACAGCAGATTCAGACCAAGCCAGAGAAACTCCGAGGTTTTAAGAGAAATGCGCTACACAATTGATGTGATGTTAAAAACCGAATCAGGTGAATACCGAAGAGTTGCCACCACAACAGACCCGCATTTGACTGATTTTTTGGCAGACTTTAAAAGTCAGACTTTACTAGGTTTGTTCAACAATTATATCTTGCATGTGACCGATCACTCTGAAAAAACAACTTTTGCGATGCACGATCTGGACGCTTACGAGAGTTGGATACTAGCATTGGAAAGGTACCAGTGGCATCGCAGCAGCACACAGATGCCGCCTGGGGTTGAGAGCATTCCAACAGACAAAGCAGTTAATCCGGATTACTACCGGGGGATGCTTAAAGGACTGCCTGATCTTGGCTGGCTTGACATCGAGAGCCGCAAAGAAAAATACAGCAACCCTGTTGTCTTCCTCGCCGCAGTTGATCTCCAAGAATCCAAGTATATGGAGCGCCTGGGCAGAAAAGACAGTCCGCTGCAAGAGCGCAAAAAGAGTTTGTTTTACAAAATGTATGCAATACTTTACATGGAAAACAATTGCCAGCCTATTACAGCAGACCTGGTTCACACGTGGCTAGCAGCCATGCCTTCCATGCCGGGCGAATGCATGTAAGCCTAAGAGGGGGGAGGTGAAAACCTCCCTATTAAGAACATGTCAAAATACGTATTCGATATCGAAACGAATGGCTATCTCTGGATTTTTGATCGCTGCTGGATAGTTTACCTTCAAGACATTGACACAAAAGAAAAATTTTACTATCTTGAAGGCGATGAAGGCTGGCGTGAGAAGCTCGGCAAGGCTGAGGTTGTTATCGGCCACAATATAATTGGCTTCGACCTGCTAGTGTTGAAGCGACATTTTGATTTTGACTTGCCTCATAGCTGCAGAATACACGACACCCTGCTCATGAGCCAAGTGTTAAATTACAAGCGTTTTGGGGATGCCGGCCATTCTCTTAAAGTTTGGGGTTTATACTTTGAGTACGACAAGCTTGACTTTGAAGATTTTCACGAGTACTCGGAAGAAATGTTGCTGTACTGCGAAAGAGACGTAGACTTGAACTTAAAAGTTTATAACTATTTGCTTGAAGAGTTTACAGGCCTGGCCAGTGAAAATGCCAACGTAGTTCATTATCTTCAGGCAGAACATGCAATTTCAAGTTGGTGCGCAGAGGCAGAATGGTACGGATGGCCTTTTGATGAAGAATCCGCAAAAGTCTTGTTTGCGGAGATGACAGACAAAATTGCGAGCACAACAGAACTCTTGGAATCAAAGCTCGGTATCAAGACAGTTGCCGTCGATGCTTGCAAGGGCGAAGTACCCGCAAAAGAGCCTAAATGGAAAAAGAACGGCGATTACAATCAGCACACCGCAAACTGGTTTCGAATTGATCCCGAAGAGGGGCAGGAAGATGCAGGACGATTAGTTGACGGTTCTTATAGTCGTGTTGAGTTTCATCACCTCAAGCTGAGCTCCGTCGCCGACGTCAAAATATTCCTCTTCAGAGAAGGCTGGGTGCCAACACAGTACAATTCAAAGCAAAACCCAGTGACGTTTGAGAAAGTCCGAACAACTCCAAAAATCACCGACGATTCTCTGGAGTTTCTTGGCGGCGACGGCAAGTTGTATTCTGAATATCGCACTATCAGATCACGTCACAGCATCCTCAATACTTGGCTTGAAAACATAGGCGGAGACGGCTGTTTGCGCGGTTCCTGCTTCACCCTTGGCACCCCCAGTATGAGAGCCCGTCACAAGATTGTTGTAAATGTACCTTCCAGCGACTCTCTTTACGGCCCTGAAATGCGTTCTCTGTTTAAAGCCGACAAGGGCTGGAAAGTAGTTGGCTGTGATTCTTCAGGCAACCAAGCAAGGGGCCTTGCGCATTACTTGAATAATGACGAATTTACTCGAATTTTACTACACGAGGACATTCATACTTATAATGCGAGTAAGCTAGAAGAAGTGCTGGGGAGCATGGGCATTGACTGGGATCAGTACCTTGTGATGCAAGGTGCAAAGGCTGACGCAGAACACAGTCTTGAAGAAGTCCTCGCCGGAAAGAAAAGAAGTGCTGCAAAGCGTATTCTCTATGCTTTCCTTTTCGGGGCCTCTGGCGGAAAACTCTGGGGTTACATTTTTGGCGTACAGAAAGACAAACAAGGCAACACACTCAAGAAAGGCTTTACCGCAGCCGTCCCAGGGTTTAAAGCTTTGCTGGAGAAGCTGGCGAAAGTTTATCGGGCGACGTCAACAAGAGGTAACAATAATGGATACATTCCCTCGATTGGCGGCGTTCGAATCTACGTAGATTCCTTCCACAAACTGCTCGTATACCTTCTGCAGTCGTGTGAAAAAGCAACATGTGCAGGCGCTTGTTTGCTTTTGAGACGCTACTTACAAGAAGAAAAAATCCCTTACAAGCCATGCATATTCATGCATGACGAACTGGACTTCCAAGTACCCGAAGAGTTTGCTGAAAGAGCCGCTGAACTAGGCCAAAAAGCTTTCCAAGAAGGCCCTAAGCTGTTTGGAATCACAATCATGGATGGCGAAGGCAAAACCGGAGACAACTGGTATGAGGTACACTGAACATGTGTCAAGTCGTTCTCGTAAACATCAAAACTGAAGTAGAGTGGCAGCTGGCGTTCCAGGCCATTTGCCATGCTGACGCAGATAAGAAAGTAAAGCTCACATTTGGGACGCCTGAAGGCGACATCTCGCTCTCAGTACAAAGCAAGGCGCAACAAACAGTTATAAGGAAAATCAAATGAGTGAAATCATAGATGAAGGTTGCTCTTGCCACATCAACCCACCTTGCGAGTTCTGCGTACAAACTTACGAGTGCGTAATCTGCGCAGCGCGCGTTACGGCAGAGGAGGAGTTAGAGGGCGCAGTTGAAAGTGAACGTTGTAACAGATGCTACATGGGACTTCAACAAGATGCATGACTGCGTACATATCGTCGGAGAAGACGCTAACGACTATCGCCTTACTTGCTGCGACACTGATGTAGAGATGGCCACCCTGGAGGGGCGCTGCGTGACGACTAATGCAAAGGCCGAAGAGCTCGCCGCTTTTTTACAAACCAGCGTAGAGATTGCTCAAGAGCTTATTGAAGTATTGTGCAGGAGAACAGCATGTTAGTAATTTTAACCGACGGAGACGTCGTTGCCCATATGGCCTGTGAAAGAGCCTGGGGCGAGAAAGTGGAGTATTTCAGACTGCACGGGATTGACATGGACCGGTTCAAAGGCGCAGCAAGCATCCCCGGCTACAGCCCAAGAGACGACGTCAAAACCTGGGGCAAGTGTGTAAACTTGTTTCACAGCATTCTCAAAGATTTGTCAGAGGCGCTTTTCAGCGACAACATGTTGATGGCAATGAAAGACGGAAAGAACTTCAGAGACCGAATATACCACGAGTATAAAAGAGATCGCGGTAAGTGGCGCATTCCGAATCCTTTTGTCCAGATGATCCGGGATTACGCTGTAAAAGAGGGGTTAGCGTTACATGCTGGCGACAAAGAAGCCGACGACTTACTTCGTATTTGGGCTGAAGAGTGTAGATTTTACGACATACCTTTCGTGGTCGCTTCCATTGACAAAGACCTAAAATGCATTCCCGGAAAACACTACAACCTCAAGAAGAAAGTGCTGGAAGAAGTCACTGACCTCTCGGCCATGCAGCTCTACTATTCACAGCTGCTGTCAGGCGACCCTACTGACCATATCCCCGGACTGCCTCGAATTGGCCCTGTCAAAGCTCTTAAGGCTATCGAACACTGCGACACACCTGAGCAGTGCCAGGAAGTTGTCTGCGGTATGTACTTTGAGGTCTATCATGGGGAGTGGGAAGATTACCTATTAGCGAATGGTAAACTAATTCATATACAGAAAAGTTGGAACGACTACTTCACGCTGAAAGAGTGGCCCTTTGTCATGGAGATGCGCTGATGCGGAAAACTGTGGTGGTCAACAAGAACTATCAGCCGTATGATGTCTACATCGGGCGCGGCTCCAAATGGGGTAATCCTTTCATAATCGGTAAAGACGGCTCCCGCGAAGACGTTGTTGAGAAGTTTAGAGCGTACTTCGCAGAACTCCGCAGGGGAACTAAAATAACAGATCGTGACATTGCTGATTTGTTGGGGCTTCGGTTGGGCTGCTTCTGTAAACCCCGACCTTGCCACGGTGACGTCATTGTGGAAGAATTAGAAAAAATTATCGAAAAAAGGAAAGCAGATGCGACTACCACAGCCCCCGCAAGGTTTTAAAGGCGCTCTACCGGACTTCAACAACGGCCACTGGCAGTTTCCCGCGCAAATGGGTAAAGGCTCCGGTTTCGTTTACGTGATTCGGGATAACTTTCTTAAGCGCTTTTATCTAGGTAAGAAGAGTTTTAAAACCAGGTCAGGGGTTGAGACGGGTTGGAGGAAATACACGTCGTCTTCCAATATCTTAAACGAAATGTTCGAGCATCGCCCGCGCGAAGAGTTTGAGTTCTTCTGTTTAGAAGAGTACAAAACCAAAGGAACTGTGGGCTACGCTGAAACTTGGTCGCTTTGTTTAGTTGAAGCGCCTACTACAGACATGTGGTACAACAAGCGAATTGAGAAAGTAACCTGGAAGGTGAAAGAAATGATAACTGACAGACATAAAGAGAGACTCAATAGAATTCTAAATATGGAGGCACCCAATGGCAACTAAATACCTGACCGCCCTCGCGGCCCTGGGCTCAGTTATTGGGTTCTTTTTCATAGTTGCGGGTAACCTAGTTATTGCGACAGAGCTTCTAAGGCTTATCCCAGATCAAGGCCTTCTGGGCCTCAAGTTAGTAGTTTTCGGGCTCACTAATATTCTTATCCTCAACGCAGTGAAGTAACCTCATGGGCAGGATAGTTGGAAAGAACCGTCCTTGTCTATCGTGCACGTCATCAGATGCGCTGCAAATTTACGAGGACGGAGGCGCTAAGTGTTTCTCTTGTGAAAAAGCATTTACAAAAGAGCAAGTTGTAAGCGGAAAGGTTGATGTTCCAAAACCGCCGCCACCCAGCCCTAAAAATTTCACAATGAAGCGGAGAAGTGCTGCAGAAATTTTAACCTACAAAATAAGAGGGTTTGAAGCAAGAGCTATAACTAAAGACATAACTACGTTTTACGGCGTTCGCATTTCGTACAACGAAGATGGAAACATTGATCACCACTACTATCCGTACGAGAGCGGAGAGAAGAATAAAATACGAAAACTTCCAAAAGAATTCAGTTGGGAGCCCAGCGGCTCAAAGATGCTCTTTGGGCAGGAACATTTTAACGGGGGCGGCAAAAGGCTGATCATCTGCGAGGGTGAGTGCGACACACTTGCCGTAGCCGAAGCGTCTTATCGGCGCTACAATAAGTTTTACCCTATTGTAGGTATCTCTTCGTCAGCCATGGCCGAGCACCTAGTCGAGCATCGCTCTTGGATCCGCTCTTTTAAAGAAGTCGTAATCTGTTTTGATGAAGACGACGCAGGCCACAAAGCTCAAAAAATAGCCGCAAAAATAGTTGGTTACGACAAGGCACTCATCACAAAACTACCCAAGAACGACGCAAACGAAGTGTTAGTGGACTTAGGCGAGAAAGCCCTGATGAGTTGCATTTTTGACTCTGCCTCCTACACACCTTCGGGGATAATCAAGAGAGATGCCATATGGGCAGCGATTGAAGCGGCAGACACAGTTGTTTCTATTCCCTATCCCCCTTGCTTAGCAGGCTTAAACTCGAAGATAAAGGGAATGCGCGGCGGCGAAATAGCGCTATTTATCTCCGGAACAGGCAGTGGCAAAAGTACTTTGATGCGTGAAATAATACTGCATACGCTAGAGACTTCTGAAGAGCGAGTAGGCATAGTGAGCTTAGAAGAGTCTCCCGGAGACACAGGAAAAGCGTTAGCAGGAATGCAGTTGCGTCGCAACAGAGCCATAGAAGAGATACCTTTGGCTGAATTGAAAGTGGGATTTGATCAAGTGTTTGCGGGTGATCGCTTAGAAGTACTAGATCACCAAGGCTCTGTCAGTGACGGCAGTGTGATGGACCGATTAGAGTACATGTGTCTAGTAGGCTGTAAGAAACTTTTCATAGACCACATAACAATATTAGTCTCAGAGGGCACAGACAACCTGCAAGGGAACGAGGCGCAAGACAAGATAATGAATGATCTCTTAAGATTAGTTAAGAAATATCCAGACGTGTGGATTGGTCTTGTGTCACACTTGCGGAAGACCCCAAACGACAAAAAATCATTCGAAGACGGAAGATTGCCTTCTCTAGATGATATAAAAGGCTGCCTTGCTAGAGACACGAAAATCTTGCTTTCGGACGGTACTTCTGAACTAGTCCAAAATTTAAAAGTCGGAAATTGCCTAATTGGTGACAACGGCCAGCCTAGGCAGATTTTAAAGTTAAAGCGCGGCTCGCAGCAAATGTACAGAGTGACAACAAAAACCTCAAATGATTCTTTCATTTGTAATGAAGACCATGTCTTGACAGTGTCGCGTAATGACAAATTATTTGATATTTCTGTAGAAGATTTCTTAAATAAAAGTGACAGTTTTCAACACAGATGTAAGCAACACTACAGCGAGGGTTATGATTTACCTCATCAAGAGCTTCTTATCCCACCTTACTCTTTAGGCGCTTGGCTTGGCGATGGCTCTAAATCCGCTTTCAGAATCATGGACGCAGCTCGCTTAGGTATTGTTGAAAGAGTGGCTAATGAGCTTGGCGTAGTCTTGAAAAGTCCAAAAGATGTCAACAAAGAATATTTCAACTTCATAACAGAAACAAAAGGAGAAATGCTTAACAAGTTGAAAGACCTCGCCTTGTTTAAAAATAAACATATCCCTTCAGCTTACCAATATGCCAGCAGAGCGCAGCGACTAGAGCTTCTTGCGGGCTTGCTTGATACAGATGGCTCTTACTCAACACGTGACAGTCATTTTTATTTCTACCAGAAAGAGCAAGAACTTGCAAAAACGGTGAAAAGCATTGCAAGATCTCTTGGCCTCTACAGTACCATGAGGTCTCAGATAATTTCAAGTGATTATTCTTCAAATGGCTCCGAGATATTTCAAGTCATGATCTCTGGGAATATTGATAAAATCCCTACGCAGAAGGTTAACAAAGTTGATAGACAGACCAATGCGTTAAAGAGAGGCATCACTGTTGAGGCGCTGGGTGTACAAGACTACTATGGTTTTGTGCTTGACGGCAATGGGCGCTTTCTTTTAGGCAACCACACCATCACCCATAACTCAGGCTCGACAAAACAGATTCCTTTTGATATTATTGCGTTTGCTCGACCGATGACTGCCGACAGCGTAGCGGAACAAAATTGCCTGAAAATGTCAGTTTTAAAAGCAAGAACAATGGGACTAACCGGTCGCGTCCCCGGTGCCCGATTTATTCCTGAAACGGGGCGATACATGGCTATTGATGAGGTTATAGAAAGTAACGTCACTAAAGTATCAAAGGATAGCAATGAAGAAGACTTCAAACAACTTGGAGGAAAAACCCTACCCTGGGATCAAGGAGATCCCGTTGAAATACTGTAAATGTGAAACTGTAGTGAGACTCCGCTCGCAGAATTTGAAGATCTGCGTTGACTGCGGTCAAGAGCGCCATTGGCCGTTAGACAGAGGTCAGCCCTCGCTGTTAATCAAAAACCTTAAAGGCTAAATTCATGCAGAATTCCGAAGATATCTTTGATGTTATTGAATATATCAACTCAACTTCTTCCACAAAACAAAAAGAAGAGCTCTTGGCGGCGATGCTGCCGCAGGACGAGTTTCGGCGCGTGCTCGTCGCTGCCCTGGACCCTCTGGTGACCTACGGCATCCTTCAAACGCCGCTCGTGGGGGCTGGCCAGGGGTGCTTCGACGAAGGCACCTGGAGGACGCTAGACGACCTCTCGACTCGCCGGCTGACAGGCCATGTGGCACATGAAGTTCTGGAGGCCGAATTCAGGGTGCTGAGAGCGTCCTCGCAAGAACTTCTCAAAAGGATCTTAAACAAAGACCTACGCGCCGGAATTGGAGCGGCTATCGTGAACAAGGCTGCCAAGAAGGCTCTCGGAAAGGGGATTATCCCGGCGTTTCCGTATATGCGTTGCTCTTTACCGAAGCACGTAAACCTTGGTGAGTGGCCTTGGGAGGAAGGCGTTGATAGTCAAGTCAAGATGGACGGCATGTTCGCTAATTTGAGCATTCCCAAGGACCCAGACCTTTTGCCGCAGCTGCACACTAGAGCGGGACAGAAATTCGACATGACCGGTCCCGCGTGGCAGGCATTGAGAAGAGAGCTACTATTCCTGAAAGACAGCATGCGTTACTCGGGGGAGCTGGGAATAATGCGTGGGGGCGTTCTGATGCGTAGGAAGGCCAGCAACGGCATTTTCAATAGTCTTCTGAAAGGCCGTGACGAATTGCCGGAAGGCTGCTCGATTACTTACACCCTTTGGGATGCGATCCCTCTCAGCGCTGCCGCCGAAGGTGTTCACGAAGACCCTCAAACTAGACGTAAGCAGACCCTTCAAAATCATCTCCTCTCCGTTAATCTGACCGTCGTTTCTTTCGTGGAGTATCGCACAGTCTTCTCTTACGAGGACGCGCAAGGGCACGCGGAGGAGGTTATGCAGCATGGCGGGGAAGGTACTGTCATTAAGCATCCTCGGGGGCTCTGGAAGAAAGGCACATCAAGACACGAAGTCAAGATCAAAGCAGAGCATGAAGCCGACCTGCGTATGATCGAGCTCACGCCTGGCACCGGCAAAAACGAAAAACTCTTTGGCTCCGTGAGATGCGGAACGGACGACGGCTTAGTGTACGTAGATGTGTCGGGCTTCACCGACAAGATGCGGGAAGACATTCACAGAAACTGGGACGCCATTTACGAAGGAAAAGTTATGGAAGTGACGTTCAACGAGCTGATCAACGCAAAGAACCGCGAAACGTTTTCTTTATTTCTGCCTAGATTCAGTGACTTCAGGTTTGACAAGGGCGACACCGACACACTCGACAGCATAAGAGCGATGGCATGATGCAATAAGAGAGGTAAAGAATGCAAACATATAAAACCGTTTCTGGCCATTTATGGAGTGTGTGCCTTGACGGCCATGTTCATATTGAGGCAAATAAGAGAGACCTCCGCTTAGACCCCTTAGACGTCATGGCGATGGACGCACTGCTAATGGAACTAAAGCCGCAACCTAAAGGAAGCTTAAATGCAGCCAAAAAGTAATACAGAGTTTGTAGAAGAATTGATGGAATTCAGCGACTACGGGGCAATGGCACAAGTGGCCGTAATTGAGGCGCTGCGCTTCTACACTAAAATGGTTGTAACCTCCCAACGCCCCGCAAAAGGGCCTCCAGGGCAAATGATTGATCAGCAGTTTTGGTGGGACACAAACGCGGACCTGCATCGACAAATTATGGAGCGTCTTCACCCTGAACAGCACAAAAAAATTCAGACAGAACTGGCCAAGCGCTGCGCTTATGAACCAGCAAGTAAGCTCGGACGAGAGTCGTTTCTTTTAGGCGAGTGGAAAAAATTCGAGAGTGATCTTTAAATACCACAGCCCCTTTTATAGGGGCTTTAAAATCAAAATGGAGAAAGATATGGCCAATGAAGATAAGCTTTATGCGGTAATATGGGTGACTCTCGCCGCTGTTATGATTGTGATTGTCAGCTCAATTCTGGCAGCAAACCTCAAAACAAAAGGCGTGATGTTGCAGATGGTGACCGAAGGAGCAGACCCAATTGCGGCTATGTGCGCTATGGACGCAGAGATTGAGGGCCGACGCTACATTTGTTTACAGTATATCCAAGCGGTGCTCGCTAATGATTAAACTGATCGACGAACGAAACTGGACGTACTACCTTACCGCCGGCAGCGACGACACTCTCAAGTTAGGTCCGGCCCCTCTTGGGAGGATCAGCTACGCCATAGTGTCACACACCGGCGAAATTATGAAAGAGCCTGAAGACCTCGAGGAGTTTTTCGACACGGTCTTTCTGGGGCAAGGTAAAGACGGCTCTTACGCCCTATTTAAGGTCGACACCGGAGATGCAGTGTATTATCTTGCCGCCGATTCTCTTGAAAAGTTTTCGAGGGCGCGCTCAGAGCCAGCACGACAGGGGCTTGCTGTTGTTAGCGTAGTGGAACAAACTCTCAGCAAGTCTCGATACCGCTTCTGCGAACTTCTTGAAGATTACTTCGAAAAAAGGAACTCCGATGAAAAAGCTTGAGACAAGCACCAGAGTGAAAGCAATTCGCGAGGCAGCCTTTGTTAGCAGGTGCCACGCTAAAACGCTTTTCAGAGAATATTCGGTTGGCCACCATAGTTTTAACATGGCGGCATTAATCTCAATTCTGCATCCAAACCCTTCCCCCACGCTCTACCGGGCAGTTCTCTGGCACGACGTGCCGGAGCGTTGGACAGGAGACATTCCGACGCCTCTCAAACAGCAGTTTCCGGAGATAAAAGAGAAATTGGCAGCATTCGAAACTATACTCCTTGAGCAGCTGACGCCGGCCTTTGACCTGAACCGCGCAGAAAAGCAGTGGTTGAAAGCCGTTGACATGCTAGACCTCTGGTTGTGGGCGCGCGAAGAAGTTGCGCTGGGGAACACTTCGCTGTCAGGCATGCAGCAACATTGTGTGAAAATACTGAATGGGCTCTCGGAACGCGGTCTCATGCCAGCAAATGCGCTATTTTTCTTCCTGGAAGAGAAAAAGACCGCGCATACTTTTCTGAGTGACGTGACTTCTGAGGTATTTACGCTATGATTCTCAACAGCGAAGTTGCGTTGCGGGTGCTCAGACTCTGGGACAATTCACTCGGGGACAAGACTTCTTTTGTCGTCACTTTCAAAAACGGTTATTCGCTCAGTGTTATAAGGGACTCAAACTCAATGGGCGGCGCAGAGGGCTTTTTTGAGATTGCGCCTATCGACAGGAATGGTAACATAACAGGTGCTCTGCTAAAAGAAGAAAAGCATCATGCCAAAGTTTTGGGATGGTGTGACTCAGACAAGGTCAGCCTTTACTTAGAAAAACTGTCTTTACTCCCTGAGGTTTTTGTATGCCCAAAAAAATAAGGATTCCGTTTAAAATCAGCAGTAGCCCGGATAGCCCATTAAATCAGCTGCGGTTGTCTCTCAACAAAAGACTCCGGCGGCTTCAGTCCGCGAATAAACTGAAATTAAAAAGTCGTGGTGCAGCTTTGGGACAGTACAGAGACGCTCTGCTCGCCCTGAGACACTACGTCTACAAGACCAAGCCCCCGAAAAAGCTAAAGATACATTACGACGTAACAATCTGCGGGATACCCGCCGGGGTTCACATCAGTGAGTACACTCCCGCGAAAGACTGGAAGCAACACACGTTTCCTGGAGCGGGACCGGGGGACTGTGAGGCACCGGAGGATGAAGACGCCGAATGGATAATAACAGACTCGCGCGGTTACAGCGCTACCTGGCTGTTTAAGAAAATAGACGAAGGAGACTTTGATGCGTTTGTCATGCGGCTTATCAGAGGTGGAAGCGCAGAAACAGCCTTCAAGTGAAGACTCCTGGGGCATCCTGGTGCTTCTTTTTGGCTGTTTTGTGATTGCGCCTGCAGTCGGCACACATATGGAAAGACTCGTTTTCTCACAACCGCGAGAGATCTGCTCAACAGAGTTTTCTGAATATTTAGGAAGAAACACTGAAGGAGTTCCCCAATTCACATACAAAGAGGTGTGCCGTGAATACTAAAATGAGTTACTACGAAGCTTTTCACCTCATACAGCTTCTGCTCAGAAACTCGTGCCGGACTGACGTGGCGGTTGGCGCAAACATCTCTGTTGGCACTTACGACAGGTGGGCCTCGGGTATGATCTTCCAGCCCAGGCTTGCAACGTTTGTGAAGCTGTGTCTGTATTTCGGAATCAACGTCGATATTCGTGACTTAAAGGAGCTTTTGTGAACATTTTCTACACAAACGAAAACCCAGAGAGAGCCGCCGACGAGCTCTGTGATATCCACCTGACAAAAATGCTGATGGAAGCTGCGCAGTTAATGAGCTGCTGCCACCGCAGATTGGACGGCTTCGGACCTCTGTGGGTGAAGCACAACGGGAACGACCGCAAGTGGTGGGTTCACCACACCGACGCGCTCGACAGCAGTGGCCGAAGAATTCAGCTGATGGGCTACGTAATGCTCGCAGGCGTCAACATGGAGGACCCGGCGTTAGACTGGCTTTGCGAAGGCCGCGAAAATTATACGTGGCTTTTTCGCTGTTGGAAACGTATGCTAGAGAACTTTGAAAGAAACAGAGGCAAGCCTCATGAGTATGCAAAGCTCTATGACGTTCTCTTTGACTTTCCGGAGGCGCTACCAGAAGGTGGTACCCCGCACCCAAAAGTAGTCTATCCTGAATTTCGGGATATTCTTCCCACAACAGCCGCTTATCAGGCCCACATCAACCACAAAATGACTCTCCCTGCATTCCGCACCGCGCAATTCGAAACAGTGACACCTGACTGGCTGACTAAGGTGCCGCTCTGGCCGGCCATAACTAAAGAGGAAATGGTCGCGGCCTACGGCGGCTCAAAAAAAGCTGTTCCGAGCTTCAGAGTACCGGGGGCTGTCCCCACCGAAGCAGACTTTGCTATCTGTAATAGTATTCCGGCAAACATCGTGCACGCTGCAGACGCCAAAAGGCACAACGATGAGATCATTGCTAAAAAGGAGGGAGTATCTGAACTTTTAAAAAGGCTTGAGTCGAAATCCGGCAAGCCCGCGTCTGTTCCTAAATTCAAGGTACCCGGAGAATGAAATTAAAAAGTATAAACAAAGGGGTATACCACAACGGTGAAGCGTTGACAACCCTTGAAGCTCTTTCTGATAGAATCGCGTCAGGAGACCCGATCCTTTTCATGGGAAATCAAGAAGAACAGAAGGTAGTTCTCTGTAAAGTACGGTGCAGTGGGCACATGATCTACCTTGAAACGACAGAAGATTGGGGGCGTAGGGCGAAAGGCTCGCTGATAAAGCTAGAGGCGTCAGTGTTCGAGACGTGGAAAGCTAATTCTTTATTTTATTCACTCATCGAAGAAACAAGGAAAATTAAAATGAACTACAATACTTTGGCAACTCTGGCGAACGAAGCTACCGTAACAACGGCTGCCGTGTCCTTTGGGTTGGACATGGAAGAATACATCTATAAAGTCACGTGGGAGTTGGCCGCGAAACTTTGCAAAGGTGATCTTGTCGTCGTCGCCAACCAAGCAGGGGCTCCCCACAAAGTTGCAATCCTTGGCACTGTTCACGCCTCGCCCGAAGTCGACGTGTACGATGATCTTGACTACACTTGGATTGTAGATCGCGTACGCACAGACGATTTTGAGAAAGCCTCTGGTAAAGAACGTCATCTAGCCGCTGCATTGCAAAAAGAACATCGACGAGTTACTGCCAGGCAAGCAATGGAAAAACTCGGGCTCGCGGGCTTTGATGTCAGTCTTGCAATTGCTGACGCCAATGAGGAGTCGAAGTGAGCTTGAGTCCCAAGTGGTATGAAGTCAGCGATGAGATGCTCGACAGCCTAATGAGCCTCGCCGAACCGCACTACAGTGCCGAAGTGAATAAGCTTGTCCGTGAGGAAATTCACAAAAATCAGCAACTAGTAAAACACAAAGTAAAACGGTTGTGCCGCCGCGAGAGAAACCACTGGCGTAACAAGTACCAAAAGCTGCAAAATTTTCAAAAGGAAGCTAAGGCCCCTGGTGCAAATAAGAAAGAGTGTGTGCCAGTGTTTTTCTCTACTAATTTCGTGAAATTTGGCAATTGCATCTTTTACGATCCAGTCAATGAGCTTGGCGGGCTCTTTGAAGATCCGGAAACCGGCGTCTTTGCTAAAACTGAGGGGGAGTTTATTGCACTTGCGCTCCACGGCATGCAACAGTGCAGTGGCTATTTGTATTACCTCGGAAAACCCTTGGAAGCTACAGAAATGCACCAGACAGGCGGTAATTTAGGGTGCTTAACCGGACCTTATCTTTGGGACAATGAGATAACAACTATGAACGACATCTTAGGCGTAGAGGAGCAACATGTCTGAAGAACTCAAAAAATACACAGTCGTCACCAACACAGGCTATTGGGGCAAAGGTCATACCCCTGCGGAAGCCGCAAGAAATGCACACATTCGGAACAGGTATGTGGAAGGCTATTTGTGTTACGCAGATCCCTTGATTGTTGACGGCGAGATCGAGGTGACCGACATGGGTGGAGTCAAGTGGTTTATGAATGATGCCGCCCTGAATGCTTGCGGCGAACAAGAGTTTTTAGGGGACATCTTTCAAAAGCGATTAGTTATTTTCAAAGGAAAGATGAAAGTGACGACGGGCAAGCTTGACGTTAAAGGAGAGATAACCGCCGATGGTTGGCACCTCTAATGCCTATTTGTGAAGAATGTGGCGACTCTGTCCAGCAAATCTCTTTCGATGATTTTTGCGCAGATTGTGAGTTTAATAAAAAAGTCGTCGTAACGAACGCAATGAGGGACTTAGCGCAAAGGTTCCTGTACAAGATTGAAGTATTGGAGCACTTTCCTGAAAAGGAACAAGCGTTCCTTAGGCATTGCGACGAATGCGTATTTGGGAGACCTGATGAGTTTAACATGCACATGGGTTGCCTGAAGTACCACAAGCCGCGTTTCTTTCAGCCTAAAGACGGCGACTTCACATCCGGTCGCTGGGGTTGGATGAGGAGCTGCCTTGATTTCAAGTACACAAAAATACAAGAGGCAGTCAGGATAAAAGAGCTTTTAGGCAATCAAACGTAAGGCAATTTCCCAGTAGCCGCCTGGGCTGCAGTGCAACACGCCCGCCGGTGGCAGGCGTGACTATTAGCGCACCCGAAAACGACCGCAGCGAGGCCGACAGCGTACGTCTCGCGGCAATTTTTGCAGGAGAGTGACGGGCGCACACCTTTCCGGGAGTGTCCCCAAGGAGGAAAACTGAAAAAGCGGTGACGACGCTCGCGCAGCCCTTGGGCCGCAACGCAGCTGAGCCCGTTAAATTAACCCATAAGATCAACCGCGATGCCTCGCGGGGATTCGGGTACCTTATGTGAAGGTAACTATATCTTCATAACTCATTACGATTAAGGAATTGATGCATGTCAGAACTTAAGCAAGTATATCAGGCAGAAGACGGATCGACCTTCAACACAAAGAAGGAAGCGGAAGACCACATGCGTCTACCGAAGGTCCACAGTGCGCTGATGGCCTTGACGGAAGCAAATCAAGAGCTTTCCGATTGGCTGCTTGGGAACAAAGACAACCTGGTTGATGTTTTCGGTACAGGTACCGTGAAACGCGTGACCAAAGCTGAGCGCAACAAGCTGAAAAAAGGCTTAGACGCTGTAGTTGAAGCGCATACCGGTGAGCCAAAGTATGCCTTTCTCGTGGAGAACGCAGCAGAAATCGCCAAGAGCTTTAAGTGGCCTGGCCAGAAGAGGCTCGTAGGCGAAGAGAAAGATGCGGCAATCAAAGAGAGCCTCATTGAGTTGGTCGGCGAAGACAACACAAAGCTGGCTGATTGGATCGTGGCCGAGCGCGAGAAAGTTGAAGAATGCTTTGAAGCCGGCAAACCGAAGCGTGAAGTTTCGCAAGCGGCTATTGACGGCCTGAAGAAGTATCAAGATGAGCAGAAGGCGAAGAAAGCAGCCGCCGAAGCTGAGTGAAAGTGACCACTGCCGCGTGAAGCGGGTGTAATGCTTTCTTCATGCGACTGAGTTTGAAGGCCCGCGAGAGCCTGGGATGGTATCGACCCGAATCGTTCCATCTCGCACTGCCCCCGACAGAGTACCGTTGGGGGCTTTTAACGCAACTCAGAGGAACTAAAATGGCTTACTTTGTGGATTACGACGGGACAGAGTACCTGATTGTGGAAGCAAGGGGGCGGCTACGCCACTCCAACTTACTCACTTCAGTAGAAAGACGCGGGGACATGCTGCTTGCAGATGTTCTTACGGGCGCGCTCATAATCAAGCCCAGAATCAATGATGACAACGACCTTATGATCCACCGACACAGCGGTGATAAGTATTTGAAGCAGCACATGGACGCCGGACTCGCTTACAAAGCCTTGACGCAGGAGCTAATGGGCGGTTTCATGACTTCTTACCTTTTTCGCAAGAATCAACCAGAGCGTAAGATTTTTGCGGCAGATATTATAAAAAACTCAATAAAAGTTAGAGCTGCGGTACTGGAGTTAACTGATGACTGACTACAACGACCTTTTTGGAAGAGCTCACAAAAGAGAAACGTTGGATATTATGGTTAGGAAGCAAGCCAGTGTTCTCGAAATTGAGTGCTCCGGTCAGCTTACTTATGCACAGCAGGCTGCCGCCTGCAGACAGTCTTCCCCGCAAGCCTTTAATCTTTTTCTGGCTGCACACAACCGTCATCAAAAACTAGAGGAGAAAGAAGATGCATTACTCTGTCCAAGCGATCTCTTTTGAAAAATTGCACAACTTGGGCTCTATCGAGCTCGGAACATCAGACCCTAGTTGGCAGATTGCGCAGGACTTGGTAGCTTTTGAATTCCTACTGGATGGCAACGTTTATATCAATTTGTCCCGCAGAAGAAAAACCATTGTTGTGTCGACAGACGGCGGTGACGACCCGATACTACTTTTAAGGAGAGAAGATGTACAAGTACAGTGAAATTGAAGGAGAGTCATGCATCGTAGACCAGCATGGCCGCGTCTTAAAAAATTACGGGACTGCCAGTGAAACAATGGAGTTGGTAGCTTCCGCGCAAATTCGCAAAATCGCCGAGAGTCTCAAAACAGAGGGCGAAGCAATCAAGATTGATGAGAGCATTACGGCGGAAAGTTTCTCCGTTTTACAGGATGCTGAAAGCCCCTCAGAGCCTGAGAGCGTTGACTCTAGCGCCGACGAAATTAACGATTACTAACCAATTGCCCCAGCGATCCTTTGCTGGGGCTTTTTAACGAGGTCGAAATGGTGATTAGGTATAGAACGTTAGAGGCGCACTATTCGGGTGACAGCAAGCTGTACACATTTTTGTGTCCGCGGCTGCTGGTTGACAGTGTGAAAGAAGGGACCATCATGGTAGTGAAGGCCGCGAACGGCCTCGGCATTGTCAGAGTAAGCAATGTCCATGCGACACCCCAGGATAAAGGCAACTTCCAGTACAGGTGGGCTTTCCAGATTGTGAACGTTCGCGACGTTGAAATTCTCGAAGAGCGAGCCGCCGAAAAACAGACAGCGGCTGACGGGGAGGGCTATGACGACTTTGACGATGACATCCCTTTTAAAGAAGGTGGCGACCCCGACGACGTCGCCGCCGTGAAAGCTGCTGTCACGCCGCCACCAGCAACAACGCCTGTGCCGCCGCCAAAGGCGGAACCTAAAAAGGCATCAAACCCGCCCCCGAAAGTTTCAATTCCTTCCGTTCCAAAACTCTGAGGGCAAAGGTTGAAACTGTTGAAGCACTCTTGTCAATAATAAAGCAGGAACTCAAATGAATGTAACAGAGTTTATTAGACCTAACGGAGGCCGACAAGAACATGTTTTTATTATCGCGCCTGAGTTGGAGAGCTTCTTTACGGAAAATAACGTGGAAGTTAGCTATGAACACGATAACGTAAACATGGTCTTTTTGTATGCAAAACTCCTGGGAGCTTACACAGCCTCGGGGGAAGATGCGGTGAAACTGATTAAACTCGTGCCACACACGCAGACCATAACGGTTGGCTGGACGCAGCTGAAAGCTGTAATAGAAGATTACCTTCGAAAGTCTTCGGACGGCCATCAGATCCACTGATGTCGAGAACGACGTACGAGTACAGGTATACCGTTTCCGGATGGTATACAGAAGCGGCGCTGGCGGAGGGGTTTATTGAGAAGGCCTGGAGAGGCAATCTCCAGGTTACAATAAGCGCCTCACTGCATGCCGGCTTCAAAGGTGTCAATTTTTTCACAGTCAGATTGTCGCAAGGAAACAAGGAGCTCCATAGAGAGAGATTCAAAACGCTCGCCCCGGCGAGGAAGCTATTCGTAAGTATCTGCGCGTCCCGCAAGCTTAACCATCAACGGTATAACCCACAGTGAGATTGTCATGATAAGAGTCAAAGAAGACCAAGTAAGAACGTTAGTTGCAGCCGTTTATGATATGTCGCTACCGGTCGGCCTGGGGTTTCTACATTACACCCCCGAGCCCCTCACAGACGCCGAACTTGACCATTTGATCGATTTCGAAAGAGAAGCCGTCGTTGCGCTGGACTACTGCAAAGGTCGACAGTGCAAGTTTGGCATCTACAAGAGTAGGCTTGATGGCTCTTTGCTGATGAGTGATCACTGGTACGATCACTCAGACGCCGACTATGTTACGCTCCTGGAAAGCGTAGGCATCGAAGTCCCTGGGCACTTGCGGGAATCACCGTGACTTGCACAGAAGAAAACCGCTGGAAAGCAGTAGAACGCCTGCAAGAAGCGTATGCGCAGGCGCAACTTGAGAACGTTTCAAATGTCCTGGTGCGACATATCGAAATTACCCACGACATCCTCACTCGCACGGAGCCACCGCATGAGAAACAAGTACCGAGTTGACGTGACTGAAACTTTAAAAGTCCCCTGTGGGATGAACACCGTAAAGTATATTGGGAACAGCCGTAACCAGGCTATCAAAGTGTATGAAAGGACCGAGCCAGGTCATAAAAATGTTTTACTTTCGTACTGGTCAGAAGTTGTAAAAAACTTTGTTTGTTTCGAAGTAAAAGGAAATAGCTTATGAAGGCTTTTGCACTGCTGCGGCCAACCAGATGGAACTTGGACCGGCTCAAGACAGGGTGTTGTCGTACTCGTTTTTTAACGAGCGTCAGCTGGGCAGCGGCCACTGGGCAAGAAGTTTAGGGAATATAAGCACAAAGTGGGGGTCCCTTATGGCTGCGTCTTTCATACTGCACCATTGGGATTTCAGGTTTCGATGCGGTGGGCTTACTTATGAAATAACAATCGACTTTAGTGAAATACAAGATTTTTTTTTTTCCTGAAGAAGTGCTGGCGAAGCGTTACTTTGAGCGCCCTCCTGAGAAAGATCGCCTTCTGAGGCTATCTTGGGAAAATAGTAGGGAACCATATATTCACTATACTCACGATTTTTACGAGTATAGTTTTTACCCTGCGACAAAAAAATTCGCCGAAACTGCCAAAAGTCTCTTGAAAGCTCTAGGCGTTGTTTTGGCGGTAACCGGTATCCCTTGGCTAATGGCGCTTGTTATGAGCTTCTATGATCTGAAAGTAATCGAGAAAGACGCACAAACATACACAGACAAGTTCGACCGCCACTCAAGCGCAGCAGTTGCCCTGTCAAAGATGCGAAAGGGTCCTCGCAGCCTGACCGACGCAATCACTGACGTTTTCAAAGGGTGGGACTACGGCGCGGATGGCGTTGCAAGAGATGAGTTGTATGAAGTAATTAACGAGATGGCCAACGACATTTACCGCGTTGCCGAGTTGCGATTGGCTGCGAAGGCTAGACTCTACAAGGTTAATGCCGCACAAAAGAGGGCAGTCATTACCGCGTCGATTCTGCCACTGCCTGAAGAAACAAACTAACACAGTCGTCTGGAGAAATCCCAATGAAAACACTAATTACAGCAGTCGCCCTATTAATGGCACTTTCAGTCCCAGCGCAGGCAGAACAGGCAAGCTGTGATGAGATTGCAGCGTTTGCAGAGCAGATTATGACTGCCCGTCAGCGCGGAATGGCTTTGTCAAAAGCTCTAAATCTCATAGAGGGCATGGACACCCTGCGGCCCATGATTTTGGAAGCCTGGGAGGTGCGTGCGTATCAGTCAGGCCCACGACAGGAAAGAGCAGTAAGGGAGTACGGTGAAAGTTGGTTTCTAATGTGCTACAGGGCGCGATAAGGAGCAAGACAATGAGTAAACTTTACACAGAACGCGACATTATTGAGCAGGGAGACTACTACTCTCGTCATACGTCAGCCATGACAGGTGAAGGCTTGGACAGAAAGTCTGACATTGCGGCAGAGTTGGCGCATCGGG